TGGTTTATCATAACCTCTGTTTGGGAGATTTGGTAAAGGCAATTCCAGAAGTAACAGAAGATTATTTATTGGGAATCTTGCAAGACAGATATACTATTACTCCAGAAGTAGCAGTTAAGTTAGCAAGATTATTGGACTTATCATCAGATTATATTTTAAGATTACAGCATTAAGTTTGAGAAGATGGATAGGTTTAATTCAGAAGATAGTTTAGAAAGATTAAATAAAATAAAGATATAAGGAGACAAAAATGAAACCTATTAAAATCATAATATTGGCTATCTTGTTATTAACAATAATAGCTATTTCAGATGCACAAATGATTAAGGAAATAAACATTGGAGATACCAGTTATAAAGTTAACTCTTATTTAAGAAAACAAGACTATATAATTTCTCAACAAACCGATAATGTTTATCTGGCTTTAGATGGCTACTATATGCTGGTAACACTTGTTTATAAAGACAATTATTTAGTTAGTTATGGTATGCTTATGAATGATATACAAACCTTGAAAGCAATGACTTATTTTCTAACTAATTATGGTGAACCTGCTACATTGGGAGATAATTTTTATTGGTTTATTTCTCAACATATAGTTGCTGTCTTGATTTCGGATGAGGATACAGATATAGTTACAATTCTTGATTATAATTATATTCATTTTATTCAAGAAGAATTGGAAAAAGCCAGAAATAAATAAAAACAATGATAAAAGAGATAAAGAATGGAAAAGATAACAAGAAAACAAATTCTAAATAAGACCAATGTAGAATATGGTGATTATGCCATTAACCATATTCTAGGTTGTGCTCACGGCTGTAGATATCCTTGCTATGCTTTTATGATGGCAAAAAGATTTGGCAAAGTAAAAAATTACGAGGACTGGATAAACCCAAAACTGGTTGAAAATGCGGTTGACCTGCTTAAGAAAGAGTTGCCCAAGAAACAGAAGAATATTAAGTCAGTTCATCTTTGTTTTGCTACAGACCCGTTTATGGTAGGTTATCCCGAAGTAACAGAGATGAGCTTAGAAATAATCAAGTTACTTGATTTCTATGGAATTAAGTGTGTTACACTAACCAAAGGAATTATGCCTTTTAAGGAACTATCTAAATTTGATAATAAACACGAATTTGGGATTTCTTTGGTATCTTTAGATGAAGATTTTAGGAAAAAGTATGAACCTTATTCTGCATATTATTCGGCAAGAATATACGACTTAATGGCATTATGCAATAATAACTGTAGAACTTGGATTAGTGTTGAACCATATCCTACACCTAATATAATTAAACAGGATTTATTAAGTTTTTTTAACAGGATTAGTTTTACGAATAAGATTGTATTTGGCAGATGGAATTATAATAAACAGATAGAGGCATATCCTAATTATCAGCAATTTTACAATAATGCGGTTAATACCGTTATTGATTTCTGTAAATGCAACAATATTGAATATCATATTAAAGACAAAACCTTAAAGGAGAATAATGAATAAGCTAATTTGTCTTAAGTGTGGATATGTAGGTCGTGAAGATGACTTTTTAGTATCCAGATATGTTGAACCGTCTCAACATTCAGAACTAATAACTGTTCTTTATTGTCCTGTATGTAGTTATCCCTTTATAGATAATGCAGAACAATGCAAAATTTGTGGAGATTATTATCCTGAAGGTGAACTAATACAAGGCTATTGTAAGTATTGTTATGATAATCTTAAAAGGAGAAAAAATGAATTGCCCAATATGTAATCAGGAACTATACCGAGAACATCACAATAAATATCTCTTTGCTTGTATTTATCGTAATTGTCCTATGTCAGGTTTGGGATACCTGCATAGAAATAATTTTCTGCAAACAAGAGATTTTACTATTGCTAACTGTATTATGATATTCAAACGAGATATATGTGATGGCAAAAGCGACTTAAAACAATCCTTAAAAATAATGAAAGATTATCCCAATTATGAGAAATATGGTTGCATTGATTGCAGATGGACTGGAATTCCTCTTATAACCAAATATGTTAGATATTTATATGCAGACAGGATACCCAGATACATTTATGAATGTCCTGTTTGTTTCAGCACAAGAATAATAAATCTGAAAACAGGTAAGTTCATAAACAAACATTGGGCAAAGTATCAATATTATTATAACAAAATAACCATATTTCTACAAAAAGCCATTAAACGCATTTTAAGCCATTTTAAGAAGGGTTAGAATGATAAGCAATGGTTTTATACTAACCAATAAGAGAAAGTGCAATAGAATGGCTTATAAGAGCTTGCTGAAAGCACAAAAGGAGGAAGAGGAATGAATATCATGTTAGGGAACCTATCAACAATGGATATATGCAATAGGCTTGGTATTTCGTTGCCGAGCGATGTTGTAGAAACATTGGAAAGCATCAGAAGCCATAAGGCTGAATTTACTGGCGATTATTGGCATGGATTTGATATACCATTTATAATATATTGCGGGAACATTGATGTGGCAATAAAAATTAGAGACATCTATAAACCATATATCAAGGAAATGAAAACACAGCTTTCAATACATTATTGGAAGCCAAAGGCACAGGAGGAAGAGAAATGAAAAACTCAAAAAAGGAGACAAAAATGAAAAAGAAACCCGAAGTATCAATATCTGCCAAAGCAACACCTTTGGCTTTAACCAACTATGATAAGTTGGTTATCACCATCAAAGTGTCTGAGATCAATATAGACATAACTCAGATAGAAAAGGTAAATAACAAACTGTTAAAAATAGTTAAAAGGGAGTTCAATGCGGAATGAAGAAGAAAGAATATGGTAATCTCAGACCTGCAACTGGGCAAAGTTCTATAATCTCGGCAGATGAAAGACTTAATCCTGCCATTAAGTTTGCAGAAGAACATCCAGGTTTAAGAAGTCCTCAGATTAGGAAACTCATCAACAAGGCGAATAGTATAGAAGATCTTGATAAATTAAGAGTTGTAGTAGCCAAAGCCAAGAACTCCAGAATAATTAAGCTCTGGCAAGATAAATATTTTGATTATATCATAGAAGAAGAGCTTAATGAAAATGATATTTCAACATAGGAGAGATTTATGCCTGATACACATACAACAGATTATGGCACTTTATATAACGCCGATAATATTGAAATACTAAAAACAATGGCTGATAATTCTATTGACGCAATAGTTACAGACCCGCCTTACGCTATCAAGCTTATGAATAAGAAATGGGATAATGAATTGCCTTCTGTAGAGTTCTGGACTGAATGCTTAAGAGTATTAAAGCCAGGCGGACATTTATTATCGGCTTGCGGAACAAGAACATATCACAGAGCAACAATGAACATAGACAATGCTGGCTTTGAAATCAGAGACGCAATCGCTTGGATATATTCAGTGGGACTGCCTAAATCAATGGATATTAGCAAAGCAATAGATAGAGAACTTGGAGCCGAAAGAAAACAAGGGAAATTAAGAACTGATGGAAAATATAGCAATAGCGGACACGGTTGTTACAATGTAAACAGCAAAGACCAGAAAGGTTTAGATAAGGAATTTTATGAAACACTTCCAGCTACAGATGAAGCAAAAGAATGGGATGGCTGGAGAACTTGCTTAAAGCCATCAATGGAATTATGGACTTTAGCAAGAAAACCAATAGCCGAGAAAAATATGGCAAGGAATAAAATCAAATACAGAACTGGTGGATTAAATATAGATAAATGCAGAATTACAAATAAAGAACTTAAACCTTATGTTAAAATAGACAGAAATACACATAAATTTTTAGGAGGAAATTCTCTCGTTGGTAAAATCGGGATAATAAGACGACAAAATGATTTGGGCAGATTCCCTTCAAATGTTATTATTGATGATTCTGATGATGTGGTATCTCTATTCCCTGGTATCGGCAATAAAAGTGCTTCACGCTTTTTTTATTGTGCTAAAGCAAGCGAAAAGGAAAGAAGTGCTGGCGTTGATGGCAGAAACACACATCTAACCGTTAAGCCATTAAGCTTGATGATGTATTTATGTAACCTGATAACTCCGCCTAATGGAATTGTTCTTGACCCGTTTATCGGTTCTGGTTCTACCGCTATAGCTTGTATCAGATGTGGATTTAAGTATATCGGCATAGAAATAGAAGAAGAATACTTCAATATAGCCAAACAAAGAATTGAATATGAGCTTGAACAAAGAAGATTTTTATAAAGGAAATTAAATGATTTGGAAAGATAAATTATTATTGGGAGATTGCAAAGAGATAGTAACTACGCTACCAGATAACTGTGTGGATTGTGTAGTTACTTCTCCTCCCTATTGGAACCTGAGAGACTATGAAGTAGAAGGTCAGTTGGGACTGGAAGATAGTTACTTAGATTATATATCTAATCTTTGTGATTTATTTGATGAAATTAAGAGAGTTCTCAAACCTGAAGGTTC